TTTCCCCGGAGTTTACCTCCAGCACGACTCGAAATCGGCAGGAAGATGGGAAACCGAGGAAGGTGGGGAAGCGTTTTATTCAGGTACCGGTGGTGCCGTCACGGGTCGTGGTGCAGACCTGCTGGTTCTTGATGACATCCATTCAGAGCAGGACGCTTTAAGTCCTACAGCGCTGGATAATGCATGGGAATATTACAGCTCCGGTCCGCGTCAACGTCTGCAACCGGGCGGTGCCATTGTCATCGTGATGACCCGCTGGGGGACCAAGGACCTCACCGGGAGATTATTGAAGAAACAGGGCGACGAGCACGCCGACCAATGGGACGTCATAGAATTTCCGGCGATCCTGCCTTCCGGAAAGGCTTTATGGCCCGAATACTGGAAGAAACCCGAACTCGAGAGCATTAAAGCCTCGCTGCCGGTAGCCAAGTGGGAGTCGCAATGGATGCAATCACCGACTTCCGAGGAAGGGGCAATCCTGAAAAGACAGTGGTGGCGGCTCTGGGAAGGGGAAAAAATACCGCAGATGCAGTACGTGATCCAGTCCTACGATACGGCTTTCAGTAAAAAGGAGACCGCGGACTTTTCCGCGATCACCACCTGGTGCGTGTTTTACCCTGACGAGGGCATGGAACCGAATTTGTTACTACTCGACGTACGCAAGGGACGCTGGGACTTTCCCGAGCTGAAACGGCGGGCGTTCAAGCAATACCAGTATTGGGAACCGGACACCGTGATCATTGAGGCCAAAGCCAGCGGCATGCCGCTGACCCATGAACTGCGGCAGACAGGAATTCCGGTGATCAATTATTCCCCGAACAAGGGACAGGACAAGATTGCCCGGGTCAATGCGGTGTCGCCGCTTTTGGAAGCGGGTATGGTCTGGGTCCCCGATACACGGTGGGCGGAAGAACTGGTCGAGGAGTGTGCGGCTTTTCCTTACGGGGATTATGATGATCTGGTAGACTCTACTACACAGGCGCTGATGCGTTATCGACAGGGTGGATTTATTGGGTTAGAATCAGACGATGACCTGCAAAACGATGAACCACGAATGAGGAAGGAATACTACTGATGGCAACGGAACAGGAACATACTGGCAGAGAAAGAAGGGGGCTTGACCCTTTTCCAGACGGAGAAGGTTGGATAGCTTTGCAAACAGGAAGGATTAAAACAAGGGCACCGGAAGGAACTTCTTTGCAAATTCTTAGAGGCGAACACTTCGCAAATATAATGATAGAAAATACTTTGGGTCTAGTTATCCCTGAAGGAGGACTTTCTTCGGGGGAAAAAAGTAATTTGGGCTTAGATGTAATTGTGTATGAGTATAAGCCCTATGAAAAGAAGAAAACAGGAGGAGTGGTCAATCATGTAATGAATTATGGAAATTATGGAAGAAAAATTAAATAATTTTATATATCAACGGAGCCTGTGATTGATGGCAACGGAACAGGAACAACGCGACATGGAATTGCTGGCACCCTACCTCAATAAATACGGGGTAGACCCCAGCCAACAGCCACGAATGAGGAAGGAATACTACTGATGGTTGCCCGCTATAGATCCGCATTGAAAATGATCCTGAAAGACCGCTGGGGTGCAGGTGCGTATATAGACGACGTATTAAAGACAACCCGAAAAAAGAAGTGGAGCGAACTGACGGACAAAGAGCAAGGTGCATACGAAGCACTGGAGTCCCTTTACAGTGCCAACGATGATTTGCGGATGTACGAAAGACAGTTGTTCTATGCCCTGCAAGACGATGAACTGTTTAAAGCCTTTAAGGCCGGAAAACTTAATAATGCATTTGCCGGAAAAATCCTCGACAAAAAAATTAACACTATGTTTGATGATTACATCAAACGTATTGAAAACATGATTAAAGCCAATGAAAAGAACAAGGGTTCCTACCATCGGGTAGGTCCGACGGGCGGTTATCGATCCAGTGATCCTTACACCGCTGATGATATTTATGCGCTATACCAGGAAATGCAGGAAAAAGCGCTGTTGGAACTGATGCAATACAGGAAAAGCCTGAACCAGTTGGTCCACCCCCATGGTGGATCCATTGATGACGCAGGGAGACTGGATGTTATTGCAGAGGCTCTCGAGGTCTTTGAGCACAGCGATGCCCTACAGATCGGCAAAGGCACTTGGCAGGAGCGGCAAACTGCGGCAACAAGATTTGACCCCATTCTTATTAACCTGAGAAAACTTAAAACACATGTCGACGACCTCCCTGAAGAACAGCTTGATTGGGCCGGAACAGCAGGAACCGCTGATGACCCCTTTTTTGCGGACGGCGAAGACGCAACCTCTTTTGCCGATTGGGATAAAAATGATTGGAGCCTGAATCGGGACAGAATATATGCCTCTGTTGATAATGTTGCCCCAGAGGGAAGATACGTGCCCATAAAACCGGCTGATTTAGACTTTATTTTGGAAGGGGATGTTTGGCCTTTGCCGCCAAAAACAGAAAAAGTACCTAAATTTGAGGTTGAAGATATTATCGAAGGAGGAAAAGGAGCCGATGAAACAGGCTATGCTTATGTTGAGAGGCTGCGTGCGGAAATAGCAGCGGCGGAACAACATAAATATCGTGGGCAATCCATGCAAAAAAGGGATCTCAGCGTAGAGGACAATCAGGAAGGGGCAGCACTAGTGGATAAAGCCGAGGCAACGATAAAACGCCTACAGGAAGAATTGGATGCTTATTTGGGCATAACCAAGAAACAGGGAGGCGGCTTTATTGACAGCCCGCTCTATTTAAGAGATTATTAACATATATTCAGGAGAAAACAATGGCAGCACCATGGATGTCAACACGAGGAGCACCAGCAAGCGGTGGATTATCTTCATTATTTAGAGGTCGGCGCAATCAAGTTTTAGCAGCGCGGGGATTACCACCGAGCCGCCAAGGAATGCAACCTGTACCGCGGAAAAGACCTTGGCCACCCCCCGGAGGACAAACCGGAGGCTACGTCGAAGGCTATCAAGGCGGCGGAGGCGTTATGGGAGATTATACTGGAGAGGCACGACGACCAACACCACCAACACCCGCCGAAGAATACGCATACCAACAAGCAAGAGCAAGAGCAGCAGCAAGAGCAAAGGCAAGAGCAAGAGCGGGGGCAGTACGGCAAGCACGCCGAGGCGCTCTACCCACAGACATACCCAGAGGCTGGCAGGAAGGCGGCCCCGTAGGCTATCAAGGCGGAGGAAGAACCATGAATCCCAGAGCAGCGGGCGCAGCAGCGATGCTAAGAAATAGACCCTCTCCAATTCCACGGCGACCGCTAGGGCCATCAGTACCACCAATGCCCGAGAACTACCCTCTTCCTCCACCCGGAGGCTGGCAGTTAGGCGGAGAAGTAGGCGTTGCTCCCGAAGAAGTGGCTATGGCATCAGAGATTTTTGCAAGGGCAACCCCGGAACAGCAAGCCCAGATAACCGGAGGCGGTGGCGGACCGGGAATGATGGATGAAGAAGCAGCTATCGGTGAAGCTCTGGCAATGGCCATGGGCGGCGGCGGTGGCGGACCACCAATGGGCGGTCCACCAATGAATGGCGCTCCTCCAATGGGCGGACTGATTTAATCAGGAGAGGACAATGACAGCTAAAAAAGGTGAAGTAATCAAGGACCAAGGATTTGTTCCTTACGCAAAACTAAAAACCATGGCAACCTCCAAGGGTCCCAAACCCGGAGCAGGCAAAGGTAAATCAAGAGGCGGAGGCATCGCTAAACGCGGCACCAATTTTACCGGCGTTTTTTAATCTAGCCGTTAATTTCTAATGGCTTATCTCGATGAAACAGGCGATCCAGTTCTGGATGCGCTTTATGAGGAACTGGATGCGATTAAAGGCAACACTAGAGCTGAGAGCCTTAGAAGGATAGAGCTTAAAGATCAAATAAGGGCTATCAGAGAGCAACAGGGCGCAATGCGCGATCTTGGCGTTGGCTCTCTTCGTTTCGGTGCATTTATGACCATGGCTCCGGAAATCGACTGGCTGGCAAACAAGATGGCCACCAATGTAGGCTATCCCATGATGCTGGCAAGCGAAGAATATCAGTCTTTTCCCCAAAAAGAAAAAGAGGATTTCCGTAATCTTTGGCTCGCAGCCCAAGGGGAACGCGGAGACGAACAACACCACGAATGGGGCAAAAAACAGCTTAATAAATACCATGACATGGGTTTTTTGCCATGGATGGAACAAGTACCGGAATTCATAGATGAACTTGTTCCTTTCGAGAAGACATTAGGCAGTAAAGCGGTGGAAGATGCTGAACTGTTGTTGGTTGCTGGATGGGGAATTCATGGTATAGCTAAACTGTTTAGTTGGGCTGCAACCAAGGGTATACCTAAAGGGCGTGTATGGCTCAGGGACAAAATAAAGAGCATTGTCAAGAATAAACAAGGCGAAGAAATCTTGGACGATATAGTACCTAAAGACATAGTACCCGAAGCATCCTTGCAAATAGAGCACAAACCCCTTTTCGAGGCAAGAATCGATAAAACCGTTGAAAGAGCCGCGGCGGGGGAAAAGGTTAAACCGAAGCCCGCAAAAACCAAACCGAAAACCGGAAAAGAGTTTGATCAAAAATGGACGCAAAAAAAAGATGAATTCCAAAGTAAATATGATCAGGACGTCGAGGCCATATATGCCAGTGCTCCGGCAGGGAAAATAACTCCTGAGAAAATTGAGCGGGTGGAAGCTCTTACTAAAAAATTAAAAAAAAGAATAGATAAAGTTTATGTGGAAATGGACAAAGATTTTGCCTATTTAGAGGAACAGGCCAAAATTAAATATGCAGCGGACCGTAAAAAAATAGAAAAGACCAAAGAAAGTATAAGCGCTGGAGAAATACCAGAAGAAATAATTGAGAAACTTTTAGATAAAAGGCTCTTAAAAACAGACCCGAAACATTTCCAAGGGACAAAAGAATATACTGCTTGGAAAATGGATAAAGATATAGCCTATACCAGGAGCATGCTTGTCGACGAAGCCGATAAATTATACAAATGGTATAACAAAACACTGGACTCCCTTTACGAAGCTAATAACAAAGCAGGAGATGAAATCTTGGCCAGTGCAACAGCAAAAATAAAAAAAACTAAAGGAGGTACTTTAGAAGAACAGAAAGCTCGATTTAAAGACATAGAAGCTCAGTTTAATGTTGAACTAAAGAAAAGTTCATTGGAGACTGATTTACAACGCAAGGAAATAGAGGCGATTTATGCAAAGGGAAAAGAAAAGTTAGAAAAAGCCTCGGTTTCTTTGGAAAAAACTCTGAAAAAAGAACAAGCTGATTTGGCAGCAGGAAAAATTACCCGGCACGCAAGAGGCGGCCTAGTGGAAAATAAGGTAAACTATGCCTTAAACCAGTGGAAATAGGATGGCCATAGACGAAATCAAGCAACCAACCAATATTGATCGGGTCACGGACCTGATCGATCTGGACATTGAAGCCGGACAAGAAGTAGAAATCGAAGAACCGCTTCCGGAAGGAGGCGATATTGAGGTCAATTTCCAGCAAGACGGCAGCGCCCTCCTTGATTTTATGCCCGATGAAGAGGATATGTTGCTAGACATCCCATTCGATGCCAATTTAGCCGACTATATAGACGATTCCGAGCTCGGCGCTATCGCTGCCCAGCTTCTCGGGGACTTTGAAGAGGACCGGATGAGCCGTGACGAATGGGAAGACGCTTATGTCAAGGGATTAAGCCTGCTTGGATTCAAATACGAAGACCGGGATCGACCTTTTCCAGGCGCCTCTGGCGTCACCCATCCCTTGTTGGCGGAAGCCGTAACCCAGTTTCAGGCACAGGCCTTCAAGGAACTGCTGCCTTCCTCGGGTCCGGTCAAAACCGACGTAATTGGGCTGGTCACACCGGAAATTGAGGCACAGGCAGACCGGGTAAGGGAGTTTATGAACTACCAAATTACCACGGTAATGGAAGAATATACCCCGGAAATGGACCAATTATTGTTCTATTTGCCTCTGGCGGGCTCTGCGTTCAAAAAAGTCTATTACGATTCCAATTTACAGCGGGCCGCGAGCCGTTTTGTACCGGTCGAAGACCTTGTAGTGCCCTATACAGCCAGTAATCTGGAAACCTGTGAAAGAATCACCCATGCAGTAAAAATGACCTACAATCAGGTCCGTAACCAGCAATTGTCCGGTTTTTACCGGGACATAGAGATTAAACCCGCTTATACCGTTTTTGACAGCGATACCCAGTCAAAAATAGACGAAATCGAGGGTTTGCAGCCCGGCAGCGGCAACGATATGCTGTACGAACTGCTGGAATTCCATGTTTCCACCGAACTGGTGGGCTTTGAAGATCCCGATAAATTACATTTACCCTTTATTATTACCATTGACAAGACTTCCAGCCAGATTCTGTCAATTCGCCGAAATTATCGTGAAGATGATCCGTTAAAACGC